GCACGAATAAGACGCCAAGCTTCAACTTGCAGCAAGTCGTCATCAGCGTCACTAATCTGAGCCTTATGCTCAGGAAGGTGAGCGTTGATATCGTCTACACTAGCGTACAGTTCGTTCGCCACTGCCTACCCCCGTTACCCTACTTGTCCTTCTTGACCTCTTCTACGTCTGCACCCGGCTCAAACCCCGCAGGGTTCAGAGCAAGGTCAGCCATAGAAGCGTCCGTATTGCGACTAAGCTCGTCAATCTCAGTCTGAAGCTCATTGAACCGATGACGAACCGGCGACTCGTTAATGCCTTCAGGCACCGGATATTCTGCGTCACGGATAACACCATGAGCCTTGAGATTCTCGAACTCTTCCTTACCACCAACGTCAGCGGCAGTAACGGTATCGCCAAGAGCGATTGTCTTAGCGTTACCATCCTTGTCGCTGCTCTGGATGGTAGACCATGCGTATGCCATTTAGCTCTACCCTCCTTCCTACGTAACAGCCGCGACAGCGTTGACGATGAGGTAACCAGCAGCCGCCGAAACGATCTTCACGTCGTAGCGATAGCTGGTACGAACGAGGTCGGCCTTACGGGGTTCCTCACGCCACTTCTCCGTAGGACGCATGCCGCCAGGATACGCCTTGGCAAACGTCTTACCGAACGTCTTAGTGCGCTGACCCGGCGTAGGATCAACAATACCGATCCACACGTCCTGACCCCAGAACGACGTGATAGTCTCAGTAGCGTTGATGTTCTGCGCTGCGTTGTAAACGCTGTCAACGATAAAGAAGTTCTCAGGAGCCGGAACGTTCAAGAGCTGCTTCCACGCATCCGGGTTGGTAAGCGCGAAGTTCTTGAAACGATCCACAACACGAGGATGACCCTCGACAACGCCGATTGCGTCAAACGGGAAGATGATCGTGTTCGGCCACCTACCCGTATCAAGACGAATCCGCATAACGGCGGTCTTGATGTTTGCAACCGGATCGGACGTAGACGACGTACCACCAGTGTAGTCAGACCACTTGGAAGCACCGGCCAGCGTGACCGTATGGTTACCGGCGTAGTTGGCGGTGTTGCGGTACGTATCAGCAACCAGCTTCTCATGCTTCAGAAGGATGCTGCGAGTGATAAGCTCCGTAGCGTCACGCTCCGGCTCAATATCAAGATCGCCAGCATTCTCGTCAGCGGTGAGAGCACCGTCTGCCGCGAGGACTTCCCTTTCCTCGTCAAAGATCGGAGACTGGAGAGCGTGCTCCTGCACCTTGTAGGTGTCCTCACTCCACTTCCGACCCACGACCTCGTTAGCAACCGTACCCGGTGCGCGAGTGTCAGGGAAGATGAGCCAGTCGCTCCGGTCAAAGACACGGTAACGACCGCTTAGTGCGCTAACCGGAGTCTCAGGAGCGAGACTACGGCCGTAAAGCTGCTGATCCTGGTACCCTACGCTAAAGCCAGTAAGGATAGGATCAACATATAGACCACTAGGATCATACATGCGTCATCCTTCCGTTATGCCAACTGGCTGTTGCGATGGAGTTCCACACCGATAACGTCACCTGCTGCGCCAGCGACGTAGAGCGCCCTACCGTGAACACGCTTACCCGAAGCCGCAACGATACAGCGGCCAGAAGCGTCAGTCCCGACAAGAGAACCCTTGGCGATAGCAGCGCCAGCTTCCCAAGGAACGATTCCCTCCATACGGATGGAAGCGAGCTTACCCTTGGTAAGTTCACCAGCACTCACAGCAAACATCGTGACACCTTCAAGAAGGTCTGTGTCTGCTGTAACAGCGGTAACGCTTTCCTCAGCAGTGCCTACCTTAACTGCCCTGTACTGAAGCAGAGCAGACTCAGGCTTACGGCCCTTGTCGAGAACGTAGTTACCGACGGACATTCTCTGCTAACCCTCCTTTCCTGCGTTGCGATACATCTTCGCCAGCTCGGGATTGTCCTTAGACACCTGAGCAAGCGCATCACCGAAAGACAGCTTAGTCTCGCCACCTGCTTCTGCGATCTTGAGGTGGGCAAGCTCGCTAAGCTTCCTTGCGGCCTCCTGCGGGTCAGCAGCGCCTTCCTCGCCCGTATCATCGGTAGAGGTACCACGCTCACCGTACTCCACGATTCCGTCACCGGAAACGATCTTCTCCAAGATGGGCTTAAGGTCGTCAGGGGTAGCCACACCCTCAGAGAACTTCTTATGAAGCTCAGTCAGGCTATCGCACACAACTGCGCTAAAGCCCTTAGTGATCTCCACTTCGACTTCGTTGTCCTCTTCGTCCTTACCCGGAATCTTCAGGGTAAACTCCGAGAACTGCTTGCCGAATAGTTCGGCATCCCGCTCGGCATCCTTCTTACGAAGCCTCTCAAGCTCAGTGGCCTGTTCGGTCATAAGACGATGCTGCTCGGGGAAACGCTCGCTAAACTGCTTGGCTGCCTCTTCGTCGGCCTGAGTGGAGGTAAGCGCCGCAGCCGCCGTATCAATGGCAGCCTCGACCTGCTCCGTTGTAGCATCTTCAGGCAAACCGAGTGCAGTAAGCATAGCAGCGGTAATCTCCACGCTAGCCTCCTGTTCTTCGTTCGCTTCGTCTGCTTCCTTCTGGATCGGGAGAGTGTTAAACCGATCACCACCACCTTGTTCATCTTCCGGCTTAGGCTGCTGATGCGGGTCTTGCTCTGGATCGTGGTGTTCCTCCCACGCAACCTCGCCAGTGGTATTGTCCCGGTTAAGCACCCCCTTCTCGACAAGGACTTCAGACAGGTTAATGGGCATCATACCCTTAACCCACGGCTTAACGGTAAGAGCGCCGCCTGTCGCAACGTCGGCGTGAATCTCACCGTTCATATGATCCTCGTACACCTCGTAGTACTCAGGCGAGAAGTACGTCCACTCTCCATCCTTGATTTCCTTGGAAGCGGTAGGAGTGAACTCAACGAGCCACCACATACCATCGTCTCTAACTTCCATATCAAGGATAGCGCCAGAAGCCTTCGTACCCTTACTAACGTCCAGACCGTGCTCATAGTCCGTGTTCAGGATATCTTTTCCATGCACCTTCTCACTGAAGTTTTGCTTCATCGTTTCCGCGTTGTGCCTACCGAAGTAAGTCATACCGTAGATGGGATGATCCCAACTACCGTACGGAAACGCCTGAATCCACTTAGTAAGCTTCTGACCCTGTACTTCCTCTTCCGAGAATCGAAGGGGTCGAAGCATAGTAAGCAGACCTTCAGCGGCTTCTGAGAATTCCTTGCTGTTTGCGTACAAAGCACGCATATGAGCAGTGGCCTCTTTGCGCGTCTTGTGGCACTTGACTTTGCCGCCACCCTTCTTGAACACGCAGAACTGGTCACCTTCGGGCTTAACGATCCAGGGCATTACACGGCTCCTGACGTGTCGGACTTGCCTACATTACCACTACTCTCGCCACCGCCGGTAATGGCACTACCAGCAGTGATAGCCAACTCTTCTGGCGTAACGGGAGCAGTGCGAACAGGAACGTCCGAGACTTTACGGACGTACTGCTCAGTTTCGTGGCTGTAGGTAATAAGGCCAGCATCGACCAAGTTACGCATACCAGCAGACCACATCTGAAAGTCCTTAGTCTCGCCAATGTTCTTGACAGAGAGCTTCGGGAACTTATCCGTCAGAAAGTTGTAAGCAACTAGACGAGGGATAAGGTACAAGTTGAGCGTCTGACACCACATGTTCGCAATGTACGACATGGCCTTAAGGAAGATATCCGCCGCTGTGGCGCTTGTGGCCCTACCGCCTCCACCGCTGCCGAGTCCCATGTTGAGGAACTGAACGAGGATATTCTTCATAATCATGTCGTCGTGGTGTGAGACTGATTCCAAGGCGTTAACCAAGTTTCCTTCGGGCTTAGCGAATCCGACCTTAAGAGAAGGTGGACGCACAATGTAGCTGTACTCGTTGGTGCGGAGGTTACGAGCCATTTCGTGTGCGAGCTTCTTATCCTGTGTACTGGCACCGGCCTGGATTTCAACGTCGGGGATGCCGATACCGTGACGCTCTTTCTGAATAGCGTCAATCTTGTACAGAGTCGTCTTATAGAACCAATTTTGGTAAGACGATCTAAGAATGCTCTCGCCTTCAAGACCCGCCTCTTCGCCTTCAAACGTAAAGATGACAAGCTTCTCAATGGGAATCTTAACCTTCTTGACGTTACCCGACTTATTCTGTGCATTCTGCGTGATACCTTCTGGCCCACCGTTATCGTCGTAGTCAAACGATGCGATGGTGGCAGCGGGACGGAAGCCAAGCTTACGAAGCATCGTGTACTTCTTGCGGTTAGCTGTGGGCTGTGCAAGCTTAGGTGCCCACTCGCGCAATTCATACACAGGCTCGAAGACGGCGTTACCGTTCTCCAACGCTGTCAGAGCGTTACCGAGGTTAATTAGCCACGGAACAGTCGGAGCTTGGAAAAGGTTAAACCCGACGAACTCGGCGACAATCTGACCTTCCGGCGTTTCATCGAAAGGCTCGACATAGAACTCTGCGCCGAGGATGGGCGCTTTACCAGCTCTAAGAGATGAACGCACGGAAGCGTCACTACGCTTCATCTTCTTGTACGTCTGAACCTGCTGAAGCCGCGTAGCTAGCTCAGGGACAATCTCTCTGATTGCGCCCTGGTTCTGTGACCCAATCTCGCTGTACGAGTTAGGTGGCGGAGACTCCGCAGGCTTGCTCTCATAGGAAGTACCCGTAACCTGCTTACGGGGTTCCTTAGCTAGTGTAGGTGTAAGCGCCACTAAAAGCCTATTCGGTTACCAAGTGAGATACCGGTGTTATGGGTGAAGAACCCCGCTGCCTCTGTCTTGGCATACTCGCCAGAATATACGGACTCAAGTGTAATGCCCTGTCCCATTACGACAAAGTGGTTAAAGAAGTAACGCAGTGCATCAGGGCCGTGATCGTCGTAATCGTGCTGCCCAGGACGCTCGTTGTGACCTTCTTTAATCTCCTTAGCTCGCAGGGTCTTCATCTGGCGGATAAGGTGAATACAGCTAGGATCAATGAACAGTTTGGGGATGCCACCCTCTTGTGGCTTAAGCCAACGCTTGATCGCTTCGACGCCAGCAGACCAACCGCCTTCAACGTCCTCAGCGTAGATATGACCAAGAACGAGCTTTAGCGTTTCGATCTGGTCACGCCCGCGAGGATCGGCGAACATGGCATTAACGTGGTAGCCGTCTGGATTCTCTCTGTGCTTCATAATCCAGCCATGCTCCCATGTACTCTTACCGCTGACTTGGTACTCACGCCACACGTACACGTTGTCTTCAGGATCGACCATGATATCGAGGACAACTGTGGGGTCGTTGTATCCGAAGTCCCACGCTTGATAGTTGCGCCAGCCAGGTACAAACTGAATCTGACGGACATGCACCATTTCATTGAATTCAGGGTAAATCTGTCCAGCGAAGGTAGTGAACTCTGCACCGTACTCTTGCAGCCAATACTGCTCAGAGACTTGCGAGTGCAACCGGATCATTTCCGGGTCTTCCATGCCTAGCGGGAAGACAGCAGCGTTAGTCCACGTTGGGAACTGCCAACTGATAAAGTCGGGGAAGTCTGGATGCTGCCCCATATCGTAAAGACCCTTGTACCAGTTGAATCCCTGTGGAGTGCTTGGAAAGTCAGCACTGCCGCGCTTGTCTGCCAGCGCAGGCTCAATGTACATCTGCCAAGTACTCATCTTGTGCTTAGCAGCCTCAGACATGATTACGTGGGATAGACCCTCACCAACCAGTGACTCCTGCTTCTCAGCAGATACCACTTCAACGAGGCTGTTCCACGGAGTCCGAATGAACATGTTACCTTGGACTTTGTTGTAAGCCTTCTTGCACTTGTCGAGCAAGCCGAGCTTCTTAAAGTCATCCCACACGACACGGAACTCTTTTTCTCCTAGCTTGTATGTCGGGCCGACGATCCAGTTAATCGAGTCAGCAACAAACATCTTCGTTGTCATCTTATGACCCGTAGACTGTGACTTACCCCAACGTCGTCCACAACAGGGGATACAGAACCTAGCAGTAGTATTGTGGATTTCCCACTGACCAGGGCTATGCGGAACGTAGCCGATACGCTCGAAGAGAACTTCCTGGTCGATACCAGCGTCTAGAACGCTCATGGGTTTACCGAGAACTCAAACGGCCCTACGACCGGTGTATCGGGGTTGTCAACGAAACGCAAGTAAATCTGGTATCTACCGCTAGTCCACACACCAGGCGTAGTAGTATCGACAAGACAGCCAGCTCGCATAGGCTTGCTAACGTACGTCTGAATCGCAGACCAATTCTGCATGAGCGTGGTCTTATTCTTCGTCACCTTGAATTCGCAGTTAGCTGTAGACAAATCAGTAAGATTGTCCAGCGCGTCATCGAGGTCGATGAGCAGAGTTTCCTTACTACCGATTGTAACGTCGATATGGCTCATACGTGCATCAACTCCTCATAACGTTCTGAAAGCTCCCCGTCGAACCTTCCGAACAGATTAGCACCCCAACGCTTCTGCATGTCAAGCGGTATCCAACGCTTGAACAGTAAGCCGGTCAGAGCATACAGTACAACCGGCCTGATATTGACGTAGACCGTATCTTCGTCCTGTAGTGCAGCGAGCGACGTTTCAAAACCGCTAACCTGGATATCATAGTAGATAGCAGCGTTATCAGTCCACTGCGCTATCTCTGTGCCATTAGGCGTTAGAACAATTCCAACTGTAGCGGTGTCTCCGACTGTGAATTGGTTTTCGGTACCTGATGGTACGATATCGACGTAGACCTCATTGGTATCGGTTCGGGTAACACTCTCGTCAGCGGAGGGTACGATACTAACCCCGACAGTTGCACTGTCTGTGAATTGTGCAATCTCTGTACCACTTGGGGTAAGTAGTAGAACAACGGTAGCTGCATCAACGGCTCCTAGAATCTCAACTGTCGTAATAGGCCGGATATCGACGTAGACTTCATTCGCGTCGAATACCTCTCTGAACTCTGTACCACTTGGAATGATATCGACGTATGCAGTGGCACTATCCGTGAAGATAGCGATATCGTCAGTAGCAACCTGAAGATCGACGTACACCGTAGCCGAATCAACAGCGAGTAGAATCTCTGTTGTGCTGATTGCCTGGATATCGACGTATACTTCAGCAGAGTCCTGATTGGTCTGTGCTGGCGTATGTACGTCGGTACCGCTTGGCTGGATATCGACGTATGCTTCCGCTGCATCTGAACTTTCACGGAACTCTGTGCCGCTAGGCAGGATATCGACATACGCTGTGTTAGCGTCGATGAAATCTGCGATATCAGCAGCAGACGGCGTAATGAGGACATAGACCGTATTGGCCTCAACGTACTGAGCTATGTCGGCTGACGAAGGTGTGATTGTTACGGGCACAGTGGCGCTATCTACGAAAGCAGCCACGTCCACGCTTGACGGGGTAACGAGGACGGTTACTGTGCCCGTATCTGTAAAGGCAGCTACATCGGCAGTAGCAACCTGAATATCGACGTATACGGTATTGCTCTCAACGAACTCAGCAATCTCAGACCCGCTAGCTTGCAGATCGACATAGACCGTGTTGCTGTCGCTTACTTCTCTCTGCTCGGTACCACTGGCTTGCAGGTCAACGTAGACTTCGGCTGAATCTACCGCCAGTAGAATATCACTGCTAGAAGCAGCAATATCGACATAAACGCTATTAGAATCCAGAGACTCACGCAGATCACTCCCACTCGGGGTAATGAGGACAGGCACGGTATTGGAGTCAACGAACTGAGCGGTGTCAGCGCCGCTTGGTGTAATCAAAACCCCCACAGTGTTGCTGTCTGTGATTTCACGATGTTCGTCTGTAGTGATCGGTGTAATGTCTACGTACACCGTATTAGCGTCTACAGCCTGTAACGTGTCAGTGGCAGAGGGAGTCACCGTGACCGTCACAGTGCCACTGTCTGTGAACTCAGCTACATCGGTACTCGACGTAGTGATATCCACGTAGACGCTATTAGTGTCAGATGACTCCCTCTGCTCAGTTCCAGACGGCGTTATGAGTACCGTGACGGTATTACTGTCAACGAACTGCGCCGTGTCAACAGTACTGCCTGTGATATCTACGTAAACAGTGTCAGCGTCGAAGCTCTCCCGAATATCGCTGCCAGACGGCAGAATATCGACAAGCACCGTTGCGCTGTCAACGAACAGTGCAATCTCGGAACCACTAGGTTGTATGTCTACGAGTACTGTGTCGGTATCGCTCGACTCCCGCTGTTCTGTACCGGACGCTTGAAGATCGACGTAAACGGTATTAGCATCAACGAAGTCAGCAGCATCGACACTAGTAACTTGTATGTCTACGAGAACTGTGTTGCTCTCAACAGCCTGAATGGTATCAGAGCCACTAGGCTGGATATCGACGTAAGGTGTGTTAGCGTCAACGAACTGTGCGATATCGCTACCGCTCGGAGTGATCGTAACTGGTACAGTAGCACTATCGACGAACAGAGCGATATCACTACCACTGGGGATGATATCAATATATACAGTAGCCGCGTCAGTGACTTCACGCTGCTCTGTGCCGCTCCCCTGGATATCAACGAGTACCGTGGCAGAGTCGGTAGTCTGCACACCACCGGCTGTGTAGGTGTCTGAGCCGGACGGAGTGATAAGGACATACGGTGTGTTAGAGTCAACGAAGACCGCAGACTCAGCGAGTTCATCAATACGCCAGTTATCGAGGATCGGGCCGAGGCCGTCGATTTCGATACCCACCCAACCACTAGAGTAGGTATTATCAACTACAACGGCAAGCTCCGTAGGCGTGCCTGCCCGCACACGAACGGCACGAATAGTATTACCGTGAAATACCAGTTGAATCGTATCGCCAGGATTGATGAGGCTCATCGACCCTGTAGCAAGAGCCGTCGGAACGTTGTTATCGACCCGGTATATAAACCAGTTGGCCGACGTCATCCAAAACGTGTAACCGTCCCAAGCACCTGTAGGCTCTGCGCCTGTGCTATCGAGTGTGGCTCTACCAGTAAGTAGGATATCCTCGCCAGCGCCCGGAGTAGCCACAACATCTATGGACTGAGTGTAATCCCACAGACGACCGGTAGGAGCGTAGTAACCACCCTTGAAACCGGCAGCTACGTTAACGAGTTGCTGACTGGAAATGTTGAGTGCGGGGTCACCAAACGCCGCAGGCCAATCAGCACCAGGAGAACCGGCAGTACGGTTGAAATCGTCCGTATAGACAACCGTTGGCGTAACAACAGAAATATCAATCGTAACCGTCGCAGCGTCGGTACTCTCTGCACCGACAGGTGCTGGCGCGATTTCAAAGTACGGAAGGAGTCTGTAGTCGTCTTGGATAAACCGCAAACGCGGCTGTTCACGAGACAGACCAGTAAAACCACCGCGAGGAAAGTCGCGGCGTTCTTCCGTTAGGACTAACCCTACTGGCATTAGTTAAGCGATTCCAACCTGTACATATGGCACTGAATGGAGTACGCTGTAGCGAGCGACCACTGTGCTGTAAACTGGAAGTACTGGTCAACAGTCATATCCCAGGTAACAGCGGCAGGTGTGGCCGAGCCTGCTGATCCTGCAAATGCAAGAGCGACGTTCGCAGCGGTAAACGCTGAATGCCACGCAAGCCCCGCACGACCCATACCGAACACGGTACCAGCAGAACCGAAAGTACGGCTGTTAATACCCGAATCCCACTCCCACATAGTTGCGGTCTGAGCGGTAGCATCAGCAGCCATTGCACCAGTAGCCATGATCGCGGTACCAGTGATAACATCGGTCGTAGCGATCCTGTGGCGGAAGACCATCGTAGCACCGGTAGTAAGTGTCGTGCCACGGCCTCTGGCCTTAGCGGTAATGAACCTTGAGTTACCGTAAGGCTGCATGTAGTTCGCAGGGATCAGAATGGCAGGCTGCAAACGCGCTTCAGCCGACGAAGACGCAATAGCCGTACCATCAGTGATAGTCGCTGAAAGCAGCTCTTCAAAACCGAGTCCTGCCTTCATCATCTGAATCTTACCTTCACGCGCAAGACGAGCCTTCTCCAAGTTATTGACGATCTTGTCAGGAAGGATCTTAAGCAGCTCTGCGTAGCGAACCGTCTCGATCATAGGATCAGGACTGTTAGCCGTCGTATCATCACCGTCACGCACAAAGTTGGCAAGCACTCTAGGAGTGCCGATCGGGTCAACTTCGTCTCTAGCGAGTTTAGGCGCGAACCATCGCTTATCTTTCCAGTCAACGGCAAGCATGTCGTTGATCCTAATAGTGCTTTTACGTATACGTGCTGTAATCACTACACTTCCTCCTTAATACGGGCCTATCCGTCTACGTGTCTCAAAACGCGCGTCTGCCGGTACTAGCCCTCTAGAATCGTTGGGAACCGACCATTGAGTACCAGCTTGGTAGTGAGCAAGGATACGTGCGTCAGATAGCAACCCGTCGTATATTGCTACCTCGTCTATCCAGCCTGCAAAGTTGTCTCCACCTGGCGAAGCTCTTGCAATCCTCAAAACTGCTGAGTACGACACTATCGCTGTTGTGTCTGCAAGAGCTGGCATCGCTTCCAAACCGTTTAGAAAGAGGCGAAGCTGAGTCCCGTCGTACTTACCTACCAAGTGGTACGTCGTGTTATAGCGCGGAGCAGGTATAAAGTGCTGAAGCTGGAAGCTAGTAGACCTGAGCCTGCCAAAACCTATCCCGTCGTTAATCTGTGAATAGAGCAACCATCCGTCTGAAGCTGATTCATGCGATAGCAACCTAACGAAGTCGGTATCGCTGTACACCATGCGGAACCACAACTCGCATGTAAATGATGCTGTACCTGAATAGTTGAAATCGTCGGCACCCGGAGAGCCTGCTGCTAACGAATAGAAGTTGGTTGACTGTATCTGCGGATCAACGAAGTAGACCGACGGATCGGTGTCTTCCACGATCAAAGGCATCGCGTTTGTAATAGGGCTACCGCTCTGTGTAAGCGTATACCCGTTACCCGACGAATCAGCAGTAGGCGTAGCCCCTAGACGCCAATACGCTCTAGGGGCATCCGCCAGTACTTCTGCGCTATATGACACTAATACCGATCCAACTCAACATTACCATTAGGATCAGTCCTGTTTCTACCACTAACACGCAGAGCAGTATTAAAATGCTCTTTGATGTATGCGCCCGCTTCACTACCCCATCCCATCTAGAGGTACCCCGGACTGACGTAGCCACGTCCAACGCTTGCATCACACCCAACGTAGGACGGAACTTCGCTAAGTGAGTTGTACAACCAAACGCCACCATCGCCACCGACCTGACAGTCACCAGCGGCTTGTCCCGCGAATGATCCCGTAGGCACGGTATCGCTAGACTTGCTAAAGCGAACGAAGCCATACGTCTTACCGTTGCTTGGATGCACCTTTGTCGTAACGAAGCAACCGTACTTCTGCGTACCGCCAGCCCATGAAGCGAAGCTCTGCTGTGGATACACCTTGTAACCAGCATTAGCAGCAGGCATCCACACGTCATACATCTCAGTAGGCCCGATAGGATCAGCGTTGGGCCTCGGCGGGAATGCCTTGAACCAGTAAGTAGCGGGAGCACCACGAACACCCGGAAGGAACAGAACGCGGCTAAAGATTTGGTGCGAGACACGCGAGCGTTCCGGGCCTGCATTCTGTGGCTCGTTCGACATGAAGATACCCTGGTAGTCCGTCTTAATTGTACAACGATCGAAGCGAAGCTCGTTAATGATCGCTTCCTGCGTTTGGAACCCATCAGAGTGGTGAGAGGTTCCGGCAGTAGTAACCTCGATGTAGCAATTCTGGATCTGAAGCGTAGGCTGACGCCAACGACACGTAATAGCGTCGGCAGCGTTAGACAGCACAATACGCCAACCTTCTAGATGGAAGACGCCGGTATTCTCACGCGGAATGATGTGACCTTCGTTAGCCTCGTTAGAGAACATTTCGCCGGCGATAGCGACAAGATCATTCCAGCTCTTGATCTCACCAACACCACCAAGAAGCCTGTCTGCCGTTACAACCTTTACGTCACCGCCGTTACCGTTGCCAATAGCGCGGGAACTGTTACTGATCGTCTTGGTTGTGGGATTGCTAAGCGCGGGAGGTGCCCAACGCAGCTTAGTACCCGTAGCACCACCAGGCGGCGGTTCGGGATCGGGAGCGTTATCGTGCTCTTTAGGTGTGACTCGTACTTTCAACCTGTACCCCAAATCTGACGTTTGCACTGTGTAGTTCTTGCTGGTAGCACCCGCAATGTCAATAGGTGACTGTCCAGCAGCATTGACGCGCATCCACTGGTACTCGTAGGTAAGGTAGTCAGACGTAGTAGTCCAAACACCGTCACTAGTCGTGAGAACCTGCCCGACCTTTGCTGTACCAGAGATAACCGGGTTACTGACTTTAGTTACGCTCATTGTGTCACCGTCTCAGAAGTATTACTAAAAGCACTACCAAAAGTATAACTACCAGTATCGGTATCGAGATGTACATACCTGATACACACCACCTCAAATTGCTTGTACTGTTTGCTGAACTTCGCTGTGGTCTTCTTGTTACCGTTCTTGTCGATAGCAGGCGCGTCGCTGATATGAAACCCGTCTGCGTAGAACACGTAGTAATCAGCGTCCGGTGGTGGAGTCCACTCAAACGTGATAGATGAAGCGTCTTGCTCTTTAACACGCAGTTCCATTACTACACCACCTTATACCAGTATGGCCCTCTGCGAATTTCCTGAGTGCCTTCTTGAAACCACACGTACAGTGCGTATTGCCCCGCTGTCAGTCCTGCATGATCTACCTGTGCAGCGATGGTCATACCCTGCGCTGTGGCTGCTTCGGCGTTAGCGTAAGTACCGTCGCCAAAGACGAATGCGTTTGCGTCGTCGGTAAGCTCCCACTTGGGGCCAGCAGAGCTAAGGTCACTAAGCAGCCCACGATGGTCGGTAATCTCAACGAGCAATTCTTCGTTAGAACCGCTAGCTACTGCGATTGCCATATCCGAGTACTCCTGTGAAGCGGTTGGTTTC